CCTGTTATCTCACTTACATATTTTATAGCCCCAAGTTCGTTACCTAATTCAGATTCAGCTTCCATATTTAAAATCTGGATATCTAATGATGTAATACTATCGTTTAGAGATTCTATTTTACTGGCTAGTTTATTTTTAGTGTCTTGGGTTTCTTTTAATTGTTGTTCAAATGCTTGTCTATTTGCATTGTTTGCTTTAGTTATAAGTTGACCAGTTTTTTTATCTACAGTTTGAGTAGTTGTATTGGTAGATAAGGCATTTCTTAATTGGGATATGTCTTTATCTAAAGTTTGTTTTTCGAGAGTTAATTCATTTTTGATTTGCTCAAAACGTTCTTTTTTAACCTCTATATTTGCTATTTGTTTGTCTCCAATTTCCATTTTAGAGATATTTTCTTGAAAACCAGTAGTTAACAAGCCGTATATTCCTAAAGATGTTATAAAGGATAAAACAACAAGGGCAATAGTTAAATATATTTTTAAACCCAAAAGTGTTTTTTTCCATTGATCATGCAAATATGTAGCAATAGCTATTTTAGAGATTTCTAAAAATGAACCCATAACCATAACAGGTATAGCTACGCTTGCAAATAAAACGGAGAGCCCAATTACACTATAATATGCAGCTGTTAAGGATAACCCTAAAGCGCAAAACAATAAAAAATAAGGTAAAAATTTTTCTTTCATAATATTTAATGTAAAAAGGCCCCTTGAAGGGGCCTAATATTTTATCTATTTTGAAAAAAGGAGATTATACTATTCGGATTTGAATGAAGTTTCCATTCTTATATAATCCACCTACAGGCACTCCACCAGTAGCTGCGGCTGCATCATTTGCATATTCACCTAAACCTGCTACATAATTTACTACATTAAAGAAAGAAGCTGTTTGAGCTGTGGTTACATATGATGCGGTAGTTGCTGTTCCAGTTACGTTCCCAACTACGTTTCCTAATAGACTAGCAGTAACACCAGCTGTTACAATTAAAGAACCTGTAATTGAAGTGTTTCCGTTAAGGGAACCATCCCAATCTCCAGTTACACCTGTTAATCCGCTACCGTTACCTGAAAAAAATGATGCTGTTACGGCTCCAGAAACAATTAAAGAACCTGTGATTGAATGAGATCCAGTAAAATAACGAAAGTTATCATCCATTTCTTGGATTGTCAATGCTGATCCTTTTACTTCTCTAAGAGTTAATGCCATGATTGTTAGTTTTTATTTTATTATACATATTAAATTTTTTGGAAAAAATACACTTATCTTCCCTGCCCTTTATAAGCTTTTTTATAGTTTTTAGATCTCTTAGATTTTGATATTTTTGTTTTAGCATGCACACCAGGTCTGGAGACTTTAGAATCAACTTTGGCTTTATATGTTTGTTCTTTAATTTTTGCCATTTTACATTACTGTTATATTTTTAGGGTTAACTAAGTATGTTTTAACCCCTTCAACTCGTTTAATACTTGATATAATTTCTTTAATTTTATCTCTATTAAAACCTCCATGACGTATAAATGGATACCCGTCAATTTTTAAATTCATAACGACTCTTAAGTTATCATTGTTTTGGGAGTACTCCCCATCCAAATCCACTGTTGACACAATAGTAACCCCAGTAAGAGCTCTAATATCTGAGAGAATCTCTTGCTGGGGTCTTTTAGTTGTGTCTGTTACAAGGATCCCTTTGACTTTAAATTTGTCAACATATTCTTCGTTGAGAACTTTAGAAAGTTCTTCTCGGATGATATGACGTAATCCTTCTAGTTTCATTACTTTGTTTTAGCAACTACTGACCAAACTGTACCAGCCAAAGCTAGAACACCACCGATCAATTCGTTAAGCATTCCTTCATCAAGGTATCCTTTTACTACAAAGAAACCTCCGGCAAACGTCAAAATGTGTCTTGCGATTCCTAAGATTTGTTCTTTACTCATTTTATGTTTATTTATTGGTTACAAACTTAATAACATGTCAATCAATTCAGGTTGTGGGAACATATCCACTTTCCCTCTGATTACATTTGTATGTGAATACATACCAGGATTTTTTTCAGCATATGCTAGGTTTAGAACATCAAATCCATCTGCTCCTTTTTCTTTAACCCACTCTACTAATCCTACTCTAGGATCAATATTGTATCTTTCAGCACAGTATAGAATCCAGTTTTTAAGAACTCTAATTTGTTCATCTGAGTACCTATGCCATGTTTTATGTCCTCTAAAAGGTTTAGCTAAAGTTACTACTTGGGATGGGTCAGCAGGTGTGCCAACGTATGTTTTACCATTTACAATTTGACCCATACAGCAAACTTCAATAGCTACTGAATTTCTATGCATTACTGAGTTGCCTGTTCCCGTGTGCCATCCGTATCCGAATTCAGGGAAACATTGAACTAACTCGCCATCATATTTAGCGCTTCCGTTTTTAACGGATTGACCACCTAAAATAAATTCTGTGGCTACATTTCCTCTTGAATCTCGTGCCCACATATCAGCCACACTATATGGATTATCCCATCCTGCTGTGTGGTGTAAGAATATCCATTGCTTTTTTACAGGACCTTTAAAATATGTCCCTTCGGGCATGTAATGCTTTTTAATATCAAGTGCTTTTTCTATTTCTTGATTTTCAGCATTATCTGTATTTAAGATTCCCATGTGTGCCCATGTTTTAGGCCCCACAATTCCATCAACTGTTAATCCGTTTTTGCTTTGATAATTTTTTACAGCCGCTTCTGTTTTAGGGCCAAAAATACCATCAACCGTTAACTTAAGAAATTCTTGTAGAGTTCTTACGGCCTCTCCTTTGCTTCCTACTTTTAGTACCATCTTCTGAGAAGAAATTAGTTAAAAATTTTCCTATTACACCTGTTATTAAAGATGTTAAAGCTACCCATTGTACATCTTGATACAACGCAAAACCTGTTATAGCTGTACTCACTGCTAATAGAGCATCACCTAATTTACGCCATTTTACTGGGGTTGGTTTATAGTAAGTCTTCAACATTTTATTATACATATTGTTATCCTTCACAAGCTACACAATTGTCATCTCGAGAAATATTATCGCCACGTAAAATACTTTCACTTCTCATATAGTAAAGTGTTTTAATGCCTTCTTTCCAAGCTAATTTATGCACATCACTAATATATTTTGGTGAATCTGAAGGGTCAAACGTTAGATTCAAAGAAATAGCTTGATCAACGTGTTTTTGTCTAATTCCGTTTTGGCGAACAATTTCGTATGGGTTTATTTCTTTAAATGTTAAAAACACTTCTTTTTCTTCATCCGTTAAAATATAATCAGGCAAACCTAAAACAGATCCTTTATCTTTAGCAATTTGGTCCCAAACACTATCAATATTATATCCTTTAGATTCAAGTAAACGCTCTAATGTTGGGTTCTTTTTAATGAATGTGCCTTTTGCTGTCTTTAGATTATATACATTTGCTGGGATGGGCTCAATTGAAGGTGATACACCTCCTGAAATGTGAGCGTTAGATACAGTAGGGGCAATTGCTAAGTGATGGGTATGTCTCAAACCAGTTCCTTTGCACCATTCTGGCTCACCATATAGTTTTGCTTGGTCGCGGGAAGCTTTTAATGCTTCTTTTTCAATAAAGTCAAACATCAAACGTGTGTATGAGTTTGCTTGTAGACCTGCAAATGGGATGCCTTTTTCTTGCAAAAATGTATGCCATCCAAGTACTCCAATACCGATTGCTCTACCTTTAGAAGCAGAACGATATGTGTTTTCCATGAAGCGGATGTTTTTGGAACGGTCAATAAATTCTTGTAATACTCCTTCCAAAAACCAACAGGTTAGCTCTGGTAGAGTCATTCCGTTTTCAAATTTATATTCGTTCCATTCTTCCCATCTAGCTAAATTCAAAGAAGATAAACAACAAATAAATGAGTGTAATTCATCTGTGTAAAGTGAAATTTCAGAACAAATATTTGTCATCGAAACATGCAAGTTATTTTTCTTATATGCTTCAGGATTTGAATTGTTTACATTATCCTCAAACATAATGTAAGGCTCACCTGTTTCTAGTCGAGTTTTTAAAATTTCACCCCACAGTTTGATTGATTTTGGATCTTTATTCTCAACTTTGTTCATGAACTCATCATCAATAACTACACATTGATGCATGTTCAGACATTGTCTATTAACATCACCCTTTGGTCGTCTAATCATCAAAAATTCTTCAATGTCTGGGTGGGAAATGTGGAGATTAACAGAAGCTGCTCCTCGTCTAACTGATCCTTGATTTGTAGCTAAAATAGTTGAATCATAGATTTTAACCCATGGAACTACTCCTTCACTTACTCCGTTGTCTTTGATTTGTTTTCCGCGTCCTCTAATTCGAGATACACCAATACCAACACCTCCACCTTGAGATGATAAACGCATTAATTCTGAATTAGCGAGTGCAATTCCTTCAATCGAATCATCCGTGTCAATTCCGAAACATGAAATTGGCATCCCACGTTCTGTTCCCATATTTGATAATACAGGTGAAGCTAAACATAGCCAATTTTTAGTCATTGCCTCTAAAAAGTAAGAGGTAATAAATAACCTTTTGAAATCATGGATAAACCGATTTCATTCATCCAATTAGGATAATGTTTACCCTTAATCCAATTTGTTGTATCTACTTGTATGCTCATTTTGTTATTTGTATTTCTCTATCTTTAAATTCTATTTTAAATTCATTTGAGGTAAATTTTTTAACTAAACGTTCAGCAAATTTCATTCTACTAGAAGATATAGGTTTTATTACCATAAGATTTGTTAAAGTCTGTTGTTTAAAAAATGGTAATATTTCATCTCTATAAATTTTAGCTACTGTATCTGAGCGTTTATCCCAATCAATAGCTGATGAATTTGGTGAAGATGGTGGGAGTGAAGGTTCATATGTAGCTTTTCCATTCTCATCAAACCATCCTGTTTTAAATTCAAAATAATTTTGAGGTTCAGGAGTATAAGCAGCTCGAACAAAAAATTTAACTCCATTTAAATCATTGTACGTAAAAAAACCTTTACTTACTTTTTCATATGGGTATGAATTATCTGGGTTTAGGAGTTCCCCAAGCATAATTTCATTTTCTATTATAAGTTCATCTTTAAGAGAATAGGGATTTGTTTTAAAATATTCCTCTAATTCTTCTTTAACGAGTTTTCTTAAATTATCTAGTTTCATAGGTCACTCCAATCTGCTGTTGATTTTGAATAATCTGTTACTCTATTTGCAAAGAAATCTTGATGTGTTTTACCACTTGTTAAATGACCGAACCATTCCATTTGTTTAAGTAAATTTGGATCAATATCATTATAGATAGCTGAATATCCTAGCTCTATTAGTTTTTGATTGGCTCTTTCTTTGATAAAGTTTTTTAGTTGGTCTTTGTTTAGACCTTCAATATCTCCCATTTCAAATGCTTTATCTATAAAATCAAATTCTAGTTTTACAGACAAATCACAAGCTTCATAAATTGCTTGAGTCATTTCTTTTGTATCTAAGTCTGGTTGTTCAGATAAAAGTGTTCTATAAATCCAACATCCTGCTTTTGAATGTAAAGATTCATCACGTACAGACCACTCTACAATTTGGCCTGTTCCTTTCATCAAATTACGTAATTGAAAAGACATTAAAATGGCAAATGAAGAAAACAAATTTACACCCTCTGTGAATGCAGAAAATATAGCTAGTGAAAGTGCTTTTTCTTGCAGTGTATCTCCAGGTAGTTCAACTAAACGATCAATTTTGGCTTTTGCTTCTTCATCTTCCATGAATGCTGAGAAGTCATCTAAGCCTAGTTCTTCATTTAAACGAGCATAAGCTTCAGCATGGATTGATTCGAAATCAGCGAATGCACACGCCATAGCTTTGATTTCGTGTTTAGGAAACCATACTGCTACTTTTGTTGACCAGTAGTCGTTTACATACGTTTCTGTTTGAGCAAACGATTTTAGGATATTACCAATTAGATTTTTTTCTCCTTCAGTTAATTTAAGTTTCCAATCATTTAAATCGGATGCTAAAGGTACTTCATCTGCAAGCCAATGTGCTTGGTGTTGTTGTTTATAAAAATCAAACGCAATTTGATATTCAAATGGTTTGTAGTGGGGTCTTAGTTCTGTTATCATGAGTTTAATTCAAAAAATTGTCTTTGTAACATTCGTCTGTCTAAATCGTCAAAATTTGTATTCTTATCAGGGCGAGAAGATCTTGGTTCTTCATTTGAATCAGGAGCGTCAGTAATTTCGAAATGGCCTGTGGATGTATCTGCTTTAAGATAGTATGTCTCTCCATCCATTCCGTATCTGTTTTTCATAATGTGGAAACGTCCTGTACCGTTTACTTTATCTTCTTTCTTTCTAGAAAGTGAAATCGCAAGGTCCGTAATCATCATTTTGTCGTAACTACCAGCTGCTTTATCACCTTCAATTATATCGTCTTTTGACCCTGCGCGGTTTACTTGTGAAACACTCCAAATTGGGAGATTTAATTCACGAGCAAGACCCTTTGTGCTAGTATAAATATCATCTATTTCAAATTTACGATCAGTAGATTTACGTTTTGAGGAAAGAAGATCAACATAATCTATAATAATAAGATCAGGTTTAATTCCCATAGAGATAACTTTTTTAATATGGGACTCTATTGTGTTAATAGTTGCTTTTCCTGTGGCAAATTCCTTAATAAGAAGTTGACCTGGGAGGTTTGGGAGAGCCTCTTCTACTTTATCTCTATTTTCTAGAATTTTATTCACTGGGATTCTAGTAAAGTAAGCGTCATATCTTCTTCCCACATATCCTTCACCTAACTCTAATGTGTAATGTAAAACATTAAACCCTAACTCAACAGCATGTCCACCTAAGGCAACTAATGACCAAGATTTTCCACCACCAGGATTACCAAAAAATAGACCAAAATCTCCATTTCCCAACCCCCCTTGGGTAATTTGGTTAATTTCATTCCAAGGGGTCGGAATAACAATCCTATTGTCTTCTCGATACCTAGATTCAACATCTTTGTTATATTCATGACCTATATTTTTATCTTGTCCTGCTTTAATAGCATTTTCAATTCTGTACTTAATTGTATCGTAATCTCCAGCTTTGAGCAAATCTACTGATTCTAGGAGTGCTTTTTTAAGCTGTTGGTTTTTGCAAAATGTAGCAAATTCCTCTTGTACATACTCTAGATCATCTGTGCTAGCTTGGTAAGCGGCTCGCAATTGTTCTTTAACGGATAATTTTAAAACATCATTGGAAATCTTTTTCATTTCCACCTTTAAAACATCCATTGATGGTGTTGTGTGATATTTTTGATAGTAATTTAAAATTTCTTTGATTATCCAACGGTGTGCTTGATTACCAAAATTTTCTTCATCAAGTATATCATGGATATTGACCAAAAACTCTTTATGGGTTAAAAGTGAGGATATCACTTTTACTTGGAATTCTGTCCCATATTCCTCTATTGAATGTAACGTCATTTGTTTATAACTTTTATTTTAAAATAATAACTTTTTATTTAGAGGTCACTAGATTTTGAAAAACATCTTTAATCCAAAACTCTACATTTCTAATTAATCCACCCAACTGATCCTCATTATACATTCTAACAAATTCTTTAGCATGAAGTTTGAGTGGGTATGGTTTGATAAACTCGTCTAAAACTTTTTTATCGTCTTCTGTCATCATTGGATTGGATAAATCCATGATTTTATATTTGTTTTCTAGCATTTTTATGTCATGTAATACCCTAGCATATACTACATGTTCTTCCATTTTTTCCTCACTTAATCTTACTATATCATTAAGTGATAGTACTTCACCAGCTAATTCAGGAAATTTTTTAAAGAGAGTTTTAGGACCCAATCCTTTAATTCCTGGGAGGGAATCAGAGGCATCACCCAACAGGGTTTTCATTAGAATAAAATTATGCGGGTCTAAACCAAACTTTTCCCTAACGGTGGATTCGGTGAAAAATTCTTTCTCAATTGGTCTATACACAATTACTTGTTGATTTATCAACTGTAGATAGTCTTTATCACTTGAAACTATGAAAACTTTCTCATCTTCTTTTTGAGGTAAAATACCACTTAGATAAGCTATAATATCGTCTGCTTCTACACCATCTAATGAGATTACTTTAACAGGTAATGTTTGAAGATATTCTATAATTCGAACAATTTGTCCAATTTTAGCATCATCTTCTTCATCAATATTATCAAATAACTCATGTTTAGTTACCCGAGTAAGATTTCGATTAGATTTATACTCAGGGATAATATTTTTGCGGTTGTGTGAGGAACCAACCCCATCAAATACAACTATAATTTGTGTTGGTTGTATTTGACGGGTTAGAGCTCCTAATGATCTAAAAAAACCACCTAATCCTCCAACATGAACTCCATTTGAATTCACAGCGTTTATCATGCTGAAGTTTCTAAAGAATAGGTTTAAACCATCAATAAGCATATATCTTTCAGGTTGAGGAGTCTCAACACTATTCTCTTGAACATTGTTCAAAAGTTTTAATAGATCTTTTTTCATAACAATTACATTTCTTCGGGCTCAAACAGATCTGTAGCATCTGCTTTTTCATCCCATTCTGAATTATCTTCAATAACTTTGAATTCTCCTTTGCCCAAGATATCTATCCATTCGGAAGAATGCGCCTTCTTGTACTTATCTAGAGCTGTTGGTTTATCAGCAATAAAACCATGTGCTGTTGAAATGATTGTACCAGTGGTTGCAATTCCATTGATGTGGTTTTTATCACAGGCGATTTTGGTACGAAGAGCAAATTCTACTTTTTTCTTATCCTTTGTAGCATGGATTTTTGAGGTACCAGAATTTGTAATGTTTCCAAATGTAAAACACAAAGATGCATCATAATAAATAGTATCTCCTCCTTTGTTTGTCATTTTAGGTTGTGACATAGGAGTTAGAGCAGGGGCAACACCTACCTTGTTCACAACAAACAAAGTATTCGTGTATTTTGAGCTTTCTTTACGGGACATTACAATCTGTTGATTAATAAAATTTCCGAATTGAGTTGCAATGGCTCCTGCGTTCCACATTGGATTGTTTTTACCTTGATCAATTGATAGTTGGCAAGGAATTGAACCTACTGAATCCCATATAAAGAGCAAATCGTATGGTAGATTACCTTTTTTCTGCTCAGTTAACATATCAATGATAAAGTCTGAAATGTCTTCTATTGAGTTTAGGGTACTTCTGTCTCGATAGATAAAAAATCCATCTTGATCCAGTACTTCACCTGTTTCTTCATCAACTACATCATGAATTTGGAATCCCATTGATTTCCAATGGTTCCAATCGTGTTTCATTTCTGTAATAATTAGAACAGGCAACACACCCATTTTTTGGGCATTTACTGCTACTTCAATAGTCATAGTAGATTTCCCTGTGTTACTCTTTCCTCTAACCATTGAAACGTGTCCCATAGGGATACCAGGTATAGAAAGTGCTTCTTGCAGGGCAGCTGAGAAGGGGATCCACTTTTGTTCTTTGAATTTAACATTTGTGGCTAGTCCCTTATTTAATTTAAATTTTTCCAAACTGTGGGCGGACTGGATTGCTTTTCCAGCCGCCTCAGTTAAGGATTTTCTTGGTTGTTTTACAGGCATAACTTATTTTTGGTTTTTTTAGAATGGCATATCATCATCCTCATCATCAAACAATTCATCAAACTTATCTACTGGTTTTTTCAAATCCTTTTTAGCAGATAAGCTAAAGTTTGATTTTGGTTCTGAGATCAATTCATCGTCAATGTCCTCTACAGTTTCAGGGACCATTTCACTTTCTTCATCCTCTGGGGTAAGGAAGTTTTGTAGAATTGTTTTCAAATCCTCAAATGATTTCTTGAATTTTCCTTGAATTTCAAGAATGTCAGGTTGGTTTTCTAGCCAATTCTCAATTTGTTTAGCATCTTTTGACAATGGAGACTCTTTACGTTTAGGACGCATGTTAGAGATTTTGAATCCTTTTCCTTTATCATTAGGAACGGCTTCAATTGTAAAATCAAATCCTTCATTAATGTCAGTAAAGTCACCATAGTCTTCATCATCAGCCAAAGCCAACAATTGCATATAGATTTCTTTACCAAATTCCCACATGCGAACTCCTTTGTCTTCTTCCCCACGAACAATAACAGGAGCGAATACTCGCATTTTAGGATCCAGTTTTTTAGCTAGAGACCAATTATTTCTGTCATTAGTTCCTCTAAGCTGTTTTGTAAATTCTACAATAGGATCTTTCTCACCCCAATTTGTTAGAGCATAAATTGGAAATTTAGAGATTCCATAATGTAGATAAACCTCTGTGAATGGATTTTGTTTGTCGAATCTTGAAGGAACGATTCGAATCTCATACTTGCCTTCTGCTTTGGGCTTCCATAGGTAGGTGCTGTAATCGACCTTTTCTTTCTTTTGCCCGGATGACTGTAAGGCTTGCAGTCTGTTTTTGATTAGATTTACATCCATATTGATTATGATTTATTGGTTACAACTTGAAATATAATAAACTTTATTTAAATAGACAAACTATAGTTCAACTATTTTGAAAATTCTTGTGTTAAGCTGTTTAAGCTCATTGTGTTGGGTAAGGAGGATGCAATTTTTGTAGTGTTGCCAATTGATAGTGAATTTTGTATCAACTACTCCTCCGTTTAGACTTTTGATTAGTTGGTTTAGGGCATTTATAGTATATAACGAATTAGTATCTTTTTTTCTGTGTACCAGGATAGTGTTATCAGGAATGTTATCTACATTTCCTTGATCAACATTATAAGTAAGAGCGTATTCGTTGTTGCTTTTTATATGCAAAACAAACATCTTGTTATACAATATGTCATACTTTTTACTAAGGGAAGACACTAGATCATCTAGGTCATCAAGGGGAGTAAAAGTACAGAACAATCTGTTATTCATTGAAAATATATCACTTACGTCAAAATCGTACTGGTGATACATATGCTTGGGGGGTGTTAGGGTCGAACTGTACATAACTGCTTACTTAAAATTATAATTAGAACCTTTTTTAAATTTAATTTGTAATTTATATTTATTGAATATTTCCGTAATTTGCTTTAGAGTTTCCTTTTCTGTTTTATCAACATCAAATAAAAATGAATCGTAAACGTATAGAATTAACTTTGTATTTTTATTTCTTAATAATTTAAGAATTTCCCAAAGTATACAAACATTTGTTGAAGTTTCCAAATTTTGTAAATAATAATTTAAAAGCTTTTGAGGATTCATATCCTTTAACTTGTTTTTTTCAAAACGATGTTGAGAAATAGGACATTCTATATAATCATGAGTTTCAAAGTTTTCCCATAGTTGTTGGGTAAATTGGATTACTTTCTGGAAAAATTCTAGGTGTTCATATTCTTTCCAGATTCCCCCATAGAGTTGCTTAAAGGTTATCTCCTTGGCTTTTCCGTAGTCCACACCATACATTTCAGCAAAATCCCCATGAACATCAGAGGAGGAAAAATCATAATGGATCCTATGAGCAAGTAGAGTAGGGTGATAAGCACTAATATCCATTTCCAGCAAAAAGTCATTATTTGGGACAAAACATTCTCTTTCATTAGTATCTTTATTTAATGAGGCAAAATTAATCCCCCCAAATTTATTTGAGGGTCGGGTTGTTGTTGTATTCAATTTATATTGCGTGTATACATATTCTTCAACATCTCTATCAAAGTATTGCTTGTATAACGTTGGATTTACTTTTAATCCATTTTTCTCAATTGCATTAAATACAACTGTTGTTTTATTATTGTAAAAAGAATTTATTGGGTCTCCAAATATTTTTTTAAAATGTTCAAAATGCTTTTCACATATCTCATAGTGTTTAACTATAGGAATTATAGCGTTTAAATATGTTTCATGTGGATAGTTTGAATAGAAAAAATTGTGAGTTGTTGTTTGTTGAGGCTCAAATTGAGGGTCTAGCATATTTAGGGAAACTACATTTTTATGGAAAAAATAGTGTAAAAATTCTTTTTTATCTACAACATATAATTTCTCTATACTATTTATGAGGTTATAAACCAGCTCAATTTCAATGCAAAACGCCTCACTATGATTTACAGACACCATATATCCCTTACTTTTATCTATCGGTTTTATATACACGCAAGATACGTTGTTTTCAACGGGATGTAGTGTGTGAGATGTAGGGATGATCTCGAGGTA